TAAGTGACCATTTACGATTGGAAAATCCTTCGTAATTGCTTTATCAAGGCTTTTGCCATCAAATAATCCAATTGTAATCTTTGCAGGAACATGATTTAACCCTCTAATATCAAAATTAACTAATAAACTACCCTTTGCTTTTGATAGTTGTAACGGAGTAGTTAAATGATCTTCACTAATTGCAACTGAGCCTACTTTAGTATCTTCAGTTTCTTGTGAAATAGTTACAGGAACTTGCGGTGGAGCAGAAACTAGCTCCTTATTTAAAAAGTAATTATTTTGAAGTAATTCTACTAAATATAATTGCCGACTAGTTACAGGGTGGGTATCGAAAGTAATATCATCAATCTTATAGTCGTCAAAAATAAGATTTGTAAAATGTGACTTCATACCAGCAGGTAAAATTAAACGACTTAAAGTCTTAGTAGCGGCTACTAAATTAGGTGTAGTATCTGTACTAATCTCGGCGTTATTACTCTGAGAAAAAGTAGTAAAGTTATCACCTACTTCATAGTTACGCTGTGATACTACTAACCATAAGTTCTGCGATTGATAAGGCTTCGGACAATCAAAAGTAGCAGCTAGTTTATTGTTACTAAGATAAGTCTTTGAAATAATTCTAAAGTAGTTACTCTTTAAAGAATCAGGTGAAATCTGCCATTGACTAGCAGAATTACCCCGTTCTAAGCGTACGTTACTAAAAGTAGCAGGACAATCTGCTGACCCTATAGTCCCACCTTTATTGGTATATAGACGTAAACTTACCGTTGGGTTTAAAGTATTAAAATTTAAGTCCCCAAACGAAATCTTGCAGGTAAAATGCGTATATTCATTAGTATCAGTTACTACTGCATTATAATAAGCTAGTTCTTCACCTTGAGCATTTAAACAGACGACCCGAAAGTTATGCGGGTTGTAATCAGATAAACCTTTAATATTACCCGACAAAGTGTAAGTTCCATTAAAGTAACTACCAGTCTTTTGTGAGTTAAGAAATCTCGGGTCAATATTTAAATCTACTGACCACGGATTAATAGTAAAGGTATCAGTTTTAGTATTAGTCTTACCGTCAACTGTAAAAGACTGTCCTTGACTAGCCAAACGGTTCCAATTAAGTTCATCTTGTAAATAAATCATTTGTTGAAAATCATTATTTAAGCCCCACGGTAAACTATAACGGATATAGCTAGCTTCTTTCGGTAAAGCTAGTGTTTGTTCCACGCTATTACCGTCTGCTTTAATAGTAGCTAAGTTCTTAACCAATTCTAATTTATCATTGTAGGCATTAATAACACCCGCTACATCATTATTAGCAGGTAATTGATTAGCACTTACTACTACAGCTTGCGCTGACCCCGTGGGAATATAATAATTAGAGTAAAAAGTATTAGGGTTATCTTTAATATCTTCAGTAATTACTGAATTATCCTTATCAGATAAACGCCCTGGACTTAATTCTCGTAAACTCCACCAGTTATATAACTGATTAGCGTCTTCGGTATAATTATACGGAGCTAACAAATAAAGATAAAAGCCTGCTAAAGTAGTAAAGGAAGTAGCATCTACTACAGTATCTCCTTCTTTTAAAGAAACCGTATATAGAGTATCAGGCTTTAAATTAAAAATAGGAATTCTTTGTCCTTCTTTAAAGTCTTTAATTATTAACTGATTTCCTAAATATAAATCTGACAACTGCTAACCTCCTTATTTAAGTTACTAAAGTAATTATTTTGTTGACTTAGTAGCTGCTTTAGCACTCTTAGTTGTTGCACTCTTTGTTTCAGTCCCCGAACCACTATCTGCATTAGTACCTGCACTGGCGTTATTACCGTTATCGGCGTTATTAGCACTAGCATTGTTGCTGTTGCTGTTATTAGTTCCCGCATTTCCACTATCGGCGTTATTGTTCGAACTATTATTAGCTGGTGGAGTATTCGGGGTTGAACTAGAGTTATTACCCGAACCTGTGTTCGCACTATTAGCTTGTGATAATAAAGTTAGTTTAGCTGCTTCAGGTACTTTATCAATCGGAGTAAAGGCTTCAACAATACCTTGTAAGTTAGCAAGATCAATATCATAAGAAACGAAAGTATCTGATTGTAAATAGTACATAAAAGCAGTTAAAATAGTCTTCATTGGAATTGATTTTAAGTCTTGATCTTTCTTAAAAGCAGTAAAGGCTACATCATAACCGCACGGTACTAATTCATAAGGGTTATCTATATAACGATTTACTAAGTAAAGTACCCCTACTGGTGCATACGGCTTTGGATCAGAATTAGGATCCATGGTAGTTGGATAAACTACTTTACTATGTACATCATCAATATAGTTCTTGCCCGTCTTTAAATCTACATAAACATTGTAGATTTCATTATTCTTCATGTAGTATAAGTGGTGATTAATATTCTTAAATAATGGATCACTCATTTCTTGAGCTGTATCTAGAAAATCGCCCGAAGATTTCAAAAGTCCGAAGCTAAAATAACCTTCTTGATCCTTTAGCTTTTCAACGTCTTCATCTGTAAAAACTTTTACTTGTTCTGTATCTTTTGTCATAAATATCACACCTGTTCATATTTTAATTTAATTAAGTATTTGTTCTTGCCTGCCTACTATATAATAATATAAAACTTCAAGTAATTATTATAATTTATAATAATATTCTAAAAATTCTTTTAAGCCTTCATATGTACTATATACTTTCTTGCGGGAATACTTATTAGGGAAATGCTTTTGAATAGCAGTATTAATTTTCCGAGAATCAGAATAGCCAATATAAATAAATTCTAAAATTAATTTCTCTAACTCATTTAAATTTACTACTTGTTCATACTCTTCAAGTAAATTCTGGAATTCTTTATCTTCGCTTACAGCATTGACGTCTAAAATAGGCGGACTAGAAACATCTGTAATTGAACCGTCCTTATCAGTAGTAATTAATTGATTGCGGGCTTGCCGTTCTAGTAAAATATCATCAACCGTTCCTGTTTCACTCTTTAATAAAGTACTGCGGGACTTATTTTTATAAACCTTTTGTACATAAGAATATTTGACCCGTTGCTTTAAATTCTTATCAATATACCCCGTGAAATCTACTCCTTTATCGGGGTCATATTCTAAAGTTAAAGAAATAAATGTATCCACTACATAGACATACAAGTCTTCTCTATCATAATTACTAGTAAAAGAAGCGGTATACATTTTACATACAGAAAGGATTAAGTTACGATATTGATAAAGTAATTTTGCAGGGTCTTTAACAAAGCCTAATTTATAACCATTAGGTAAATATAAACCACCTTCGGATTTCTTAACTGCCTTAGTTAAGTCAGAATATGGAGTATTCTCAGGTCGTTTAGTCTTAGTTTTCAAGATAGGTTCACTCCCGTTCTGTATTTACTTTGCTTTACCATTATAACAGAATTAAGCTTAGTTTTTTCACTAAAAAAAGACACTTTAATAAGTGTCTTAAAAGTTTTATTCATCTGTTATATAAGAAAAAGAATCAGACTTGTCTAATAAAGCTGCAAAGAAAATGGTAACTGGGATATGACGTCCATCAACCTTATCCACGGTGTAAGCCAATGCGAACCTATCATATACCTTCTTCACCCTAACTACTGAGGCACTTTGAACTACGTCGGAGTTTCGGGACTTTACTAATAGCCTAGTTTGGTTCTTTTGACACTCTTCCAATTGGGCTTTTATTGATTGAAAAGCTAAAGGTACGCGATCATTACCATGTTTTAAGGCTTGTGCGTCAAAGCGAGATAGCCTAAGCGCTCTGGTCATTTCTTCTTACTAGTAGTAGCCTTAGTTTTTTTAGGCGCTTTAGTTTCCTCAGGTTCGGGGGCTTTCTTAATACTTTCTTTGACAGACTTTGGAAGTCCATATTTTTCAACATATTTCTTATATAAAGGATTTTGCTGTTGCGGAGGTAACGCTTCTTGTACTTTCATATAATATTCTCTTAATGCAGTTACTCCAGGAAAAGTATCTTCTTCCATAATTGCGTGTAAGTTAAATAAAGCTGGATAACACTCTGGGAAGTAATACTTCACTAGTTTTGACCATAGTTCTTGAAAGACTTCGCTACCTTCCTCTGACTTTAGGTAGTTAACAAAGTCCCATTTACGGTGCTTAATAATTTCTCCGTTATCAGTAACATAAGTTGCAAATCCAGTACGATCCAGCTTAATCCATTTTAAGGCTTGAGCTTCACTATAAATATTGTATTCAATATCAAAGCCAGTATCTTGTAAGAACTTTGCATTAGCGACAGCCCCCGAGTTATCCCCAACTTTGGACTTAACAAACTTAATTTTAGCTACGTGTCCAATAGGCTGAGTATCACTTGTAGTACGGGTTTCTTTAGCTCCCTTAACTACCTCAAGGTTTAAGTTTAAAGCATGTAACCAACCCCAACCTCCAACAGACTTATCGACCTTATACATAGGTGGACGATTAGCCACTGCAGGATCATCACGAGCTTGATTAAGCGCTAAAAGACTAGCATCATACTTTTGTAAATTAACTGTTAATTTTCTAGCACCTACTGCTAAAGCTTTAGATTGTGACATCATATCGGCTTGATAATAATCAGAATTAGCCGCTAATTCAGACTGAGTCATACCTACGGTGTCCCAAACAAATAAGACTAAAGAATTAGGATTATTTTCATGGACAGCAGATGCAATATCAGTCATAGACTGCATAATACTTTCAATGGATAAAGGTATAGCTGCACCTTTACGGGTTTTTCCAGGTTGTTTAACAAATATTCTGTCCGTATCAATACCTAATTGTTCAAGACGAGTTTTATTGGTAGATAACTCTACATCATAATAAACAACGGTTATATTTAACTTTTGAGCAATTGCAATTAAGTTAGCTGCTAAAGTAGACTTCCCAACTTCAGGACGCCCAAACAAGCCCGTAATCTTGCCTGATAAAGGAATACCACCTAAGAATACATAATCTACTTCAGGAATTAAAGAAGGTAAATAATCAAAAGTTTCCGCCTGATTAGTCTTAGAAAAAGGCACCATCTCTTTGTCGGCACCTTCAATTAAAGACGCTAATACGTCTGTATCAATATTAGTTTTTTTTGTCATTTATATGTTCCTTTTTTAATTATTATTGATTGTTATTATCCCCATAGTTAACATTCTTTAAAGCTTCTTGAGCAATTTCTTCAGGTGTTAAAGTAGAATCCAATAAACTATTCATTTGTTGCGGATCAACGGGACTTACATTATTAGTTGGTTGATTATTAGGAACTGCATTATTAGATGCAGAATTGTTATTTACTGCTTGATTATTATTATTATTTACTGGATTGTTAACAGGTGCGGAATTAGGATTAGGAATGGAAGTACTAGAATTAGGTGTCGCCATTACTTGATCTCCAGGAACAGGAATCTGTGACTCTACATTAGGTTGGTTATTAACGTTATTGTTAGTATTATTGTTCACTGGAGTAACATTATTATTCACTGGATTGTTATTATTATTATTCACTTGATTACTATTATTCATATTAGGATTATAATTAGGCGTTGCTGGTGCTGGTTCTGCATCTTGCGGTAATTGTTGAGAAACAGACTGTTGAAAATCAGGATACGGCGGAACATTAGGTTGCGCGTATTGCGGTGTAGGATTTTGCGGTACATTATTATATGGATTAACTGGTGCTGGATTAGCATTATTACCCATATAAGGATTAGCATTCACATTAGGAACTTGATTAGTAGCATAACTATTCATGTTATTACCACCACCATTTTGAGCTTGTGCAATTTTTTGCTTTAATTCTGGAATAATAGTTTGTTCTAATAAATCATCACCAACAGGACGGTTATAATAGGCTGGATTATCAATATGAACATAATCGAAGTCCTCTGGATTACTTGCTGGAGTATCTGCACTCGGTTGTAAATGCTGTAAATAATCGTTTGGTAACGGATCCTCATAAGCTAAACTAGACTCTACTTTAATAGTATAAGGTGAATTTCTAGCTGCCTTAGTAAAAGTAACAGGTACGCACCATCTTTTATCAATGAACTTTAATTCTGTTGGATAAGGATTATGATCAGGTGCTAATAAAGGTTCAGTAGTTAATTCATTAAATAAAGACTTATAAGCAGTTGCTGGTAAACTTAAAACTCGAAAGTCTGGATAACCAGTTTGATCCTTCATAAATTGAATTCGGTTTGAATTTTTATCATAGTAACCGTGTAAAACTACAACAAAATAAATAGCCTGCAATTTAGCAGTATCATAAGCATCACCAGGATTTAAATCAATTACATTACCCCGACGCCCTTGTTGTTGCGCTTGACGATTAATTCTAATTACTTTTCGAACTAAACTTAAAGCTTCTTTGTTTAAAGCACTAGGTTGACCCCACTCTGGAGGAATAACCCCAGTGTTCTCATTAGGAAAAATCAATGGTATATTAAAAGTACTGTTCTGCGTTTGAGCAGTAAAAAAACAACGTAAAACTGGTGTAGCAAAAAACTTATTGTCTTCCAGTGGGACAATACGATAATATACATTTTGGTTATTAAAATTTTTACGATCTTTGCCGAGTGTTAAAGGATACCCCTTTTTTGGTGTCCGCGTATTTGAATTATTGCCGTTATTATCATTACTAAATAATTGTGTTTGTCGTTTTAAAATATCATCAAGATAACTCATTTATTTACTCCTTGTGTGTAATCATGTTTTTCAATGAATTCTTTAGTTTTTGCATCAATTTGTTGACTTTCATCAATTTCATGTAAATTAAATTGATTATCACGTAAGTTACCACTGGAGTCTCTTAGGAAACCAAAATTAGAACCTCTGGTGTACTCCGCTCGTTGGTTAGCTGCTAAAGTTTGCATTAAGTCCTTACGTTGTTCAAAGGCTTTTCTTAAAGCAACTAAGACTTGATAATTATAACGTACTTGATTAAGCTTTATTTGTGCAGCTTGTACGTCATTATCCTCTGCTAGTAAATAATTTAATCGAGCCTCGCTCGGCTTTCGACCTTCACTAGCAGTTATTTCTTTTAAAGTACGATTATAAACATTAGCATGAATACGCTCGGTTTCTACCTTACAATTTTCATAATCTAAATTAGCTTGTTCGGCTAACATTGATACAGTGTAATAAGTTATTGCCTGTGTATCATAAGGTAAATAATCAGTATTAAACGCTAAGGCTTTTTTAGGTTCAATAACTTTAATTTGTCCATCATAATCGCGGTATTTTATTGGTTGTAAAATAGCTTCTTTACTTAAATCCAACACATCTAATCACCTCACTTGCTTATATAATCAAGTATAACACAGCTTTAAAATCCTGCAATATCTTTTAGATAATCTGCTGGTATTCATTTTTGTGTTCCTTAAGGTAATCTTGCCGCTGTTTTCCTTCTTCAGATTTTTCAGGGTCACTTTTTAGATACGTGATTTCTTTATCATGAGCTTTCTTTAACTCTAAATGATAAGCACAATAACCTTTAATGGACTTAAAAGTCTTAAAGTCTTCGGGGTCATATTCTAAGTCGTCTCCATAATGAATCCCAATATCGACTTCACCATGTAAAGGATATCTAAATTTATTATTAGGCAAACGATACTGTTCGGGTACTTTTAAGTTACCAATATCATTATCAACAATTCTTTTAATTGGCAACTTAGCAAAACAAGCTTGAGCAATTACTGCGATTGCTGGTAATTCATCTGGGTGGCAATCAATAACCACACTATCATGAACTGTTAAAACTAACTTAGAACGTAAATGATTTTCCCGAAGAATTTTTTGAATTAAAATTAAAGCGGTATTGGTACAATAAGCACCCGAACCTTGAATAACCGCATTAAAAGCTTCTCTGAGCGTTTTATTAGCAATGGACTTATTAGTAGACTTAATGGACTCTAAACGCCGTCTAAAGCCCGCCATAGTCTCTACATAGTAATGTTTTTTACAGAACTCGTTAACACTATTAATATAGGCTTTTAAAGTCGGATACGTATCCATAACACTATCGATTAAGTTTTGTGCTTCGTCCACACTTTCATTTAATCTAGCCGCTAAACCTGCGGCGGTGGTCGCATAGAAAATACCAAAAGAAGTAGCTTTTGCTTTTGTTCTTACATCTGAAGGAACAGGATCACTTTCAGGAATATGAAAGGCTCGTCTAGCAGTAACCGTATGATAATCTTCACCATCTAATAAAGTCTGAGTAATGGTTTCATCACCACTAAGCATACCCGCAATGTAAATTTCCAAGCTCTTAAAGTCAATATTGAGTAAACAACCACCTTTAAAGCGGGTAGTAAATAAGTTCTTAACAGAATAACGATACTGAAAATCACTATAATCACTTACAGGTCGCGGTAATTGCTGCATGTTCGGGTCAATACTGCTTAAACGGGAAGTAACTGTTCCATTAGGATTAAACCTAGTATGAATAAAGCATTCATTATCGGCTAATTCTGGCAATTTCTCAATAAAGTTATGGTGACGAGTTCTAATTGTAGAATACTCAATCAATAACTTTGCTAAAGTACAATCTTCTTCCTTAGCTAAATAAGGTAAAGCCGTTTTTACATCTGCTTTATAATCTTGCCACGTTAACTTAGTTAAGTCTCCACCTACTTCATCAATTTTAGTCTGGGTAAAATATTCTTTTTCTAAGGGTAATTGATAACCTAACATGTAGTAAAGAATATCTTTATTTTGTGAAGCCGAAGTAGGGTTATAACGGATATTAGCTTCAGGGTCATTTTTAGTTCCTCGAAACTTCTTATATCTATTAATAAACTCAGAGACACTGATTTCTTCTTCTCGTCCGCCTCGATTATCTTTAACCTTAACATTATCACGATCTTTAGCCTTAACCATCTTCATATAAGAACTAACTTGCTGGGCTTTTTCACGCTTATAATCTTCGTACATTTTAATTTCAGGAACGGAATTTCTAATTTCATCTTCAATTCTTTGTTCTTCTTGAGAGTAGACTTTATGGTACTTTTTAGCTACGTCCATATCTAATTTAGTTCCATTATGTTCCATCATACAAAGAGCATCATCTAATTGCGGATAGAACCTATAAGCTAAGTCTTGCCACTTTGGATAACTATTAATAATCTTAGCTAAAGCATGAAATATTCTTAAGCAGGCGTCTGTATCACCTGCTGCATAAGGATAACAGATATCTAAAGGAATCCATTCATAATTAAAATTACCGCCATCAACTTCATCTACTGGACTTACATAACGTCCCTTAGTAGCCATATTAATTACTTTACCGTCTTCTTGATACTCGTGAGTTTTAAAATAATCCATCCACACTTGTCGGACTTTAAACATAAAGTCCTTTTTATAGTTATCTAAAGGAGCTTCATAACCACCCATAGTCGTATATTGATAAGCTAAAGTCTTTAAACCTTTAGGTACTTGTCGTTCTTCAGAAACCCCTACATAATACATTAGTAGAGTATCAATACAATTGACAGCTTTATCTAAACCAATAGTATCCATCATAAATCTAATATCGAACTTAAAGTTGTGTCCAACAATCCAACGTTTACCTGCAACTAAATCTCGCATTTCCGAGTAGATGTATTCTAGTGTTTCTCGATCCCACGGAGCTTGTTTATGATCTAAGGGGATAGCAAAACCTTGTCCTTCTTTATAAGACAGTGAAAGAATAATTGGTTTTGCCGAAATAGTATCAGAAACGTCAATAAAATCTTGATAAACTTTTCTAGCTAAAGCACTGTTTTTATTCTCTACATTCTTATAACTACCATTCAAGGTATTAGTTTCTAAGTCCATAGCAATTGGGTGGTCATGATCTTGCCCTTGAGTCTTAAGAAATTCAAAAATTTCTTGCAAACGCTCTTTATCAGTTACTAATTCATAATCACCTGAAGTAGCTTCAAAGGCTTTTTCGCCTTGTTTAATAAACTTAGCAATTAAACTGAAGTCACTAGTTAAGAAACGTTTCTTAAAAGGTCGTACTTCAGTACTTTCAATAGAATAAGTAGGAAATAACCAGGTTTTAAAACTTTCCTCTGCACCTTTTTTATTAACGGCTACAAACTCCTTATATAAAGGAACTCCGCGCATAGTATCGATACCCTTTTTGCCAACTAAAGCTAATAAGGATACATTACCCATAGGAATAATTAAATCTGGTTTTTCTTCAATAATTTTTTCAATTAAGTTATTAAAATAAGGTTTACCTTGCGAAACTGTTACAGGCTTGTATTTACCGCTGGGAGCAATATCAGGTACTCTCGGGTAGGCAAAAGCAAACCGAAATTCATCTAAAGATAGCCCTAGTCCTGACTTTGGAGAATGTAATAAAGTCATTAGCTTTTTACCCACGGAGGAATTAAAAAAATCCAATTGGTTCGTTTTTTTATTTACATATTCTAGTCTTAAATTATCTAATACTACTAGAACTCTCACAGCCCTACCTCCTTTTCTACTAAGCTAAAAATAGTATAACTCTCTCTAAACGCTGTTGTCAAGGACTTTTTCGCACAATAAAAAAACCAACTGAGTAGTTGGTTTCTATAAATCAATATTTAATTTCTTGAGTTTCTTTAATTTAGATACCTTGACCTTGAACCTTCGAGGAACAAAAACTAATTGGTTAGTTAAGTTATTTCTTACCGTTCGGGGTCGATAAAGCTTAGGATCTAACTTCAGTAACTTACCCCACTTCACAGACTTACCTTCACTTAACTGCTGGTAAATAACTTCTTGTTCTTGTTGAAGAATGGCTTTAATATCCTTTAGTTTGTATTGCGGATAAGTTTCATGAATTAAAGAAGCTAAACCATCTAGATTTAATCGATTTTTATCTTTCATACTTTCACCTATTTCACCTTAGTTTCAAAGTACTCAACTTCGGCTGCATCTTCCAAAACCAGCCATAATTGAATACGCCAACGAGCTAATACTTCATGCAAGTTACGATAATATTGTAACTTATACTTAGAAAATAGTTCATAGCGTTTTGTGTTTTTATTGTAATGATAATACTCTTTACGATTTTCTAATTGCTTAGCCTTAAGTTTGGGAAAAGTTAATACTACTCGATCTAAGATATAACGTAACTCCCATAGACTAAATAAAATATCTCTATCTCTACCATCTGGATAAAGTAACGGACAACTTACTACTGTTTTACATAACATACTAGCAGTTTGTATATTCTTAATCTGTTCCTTAGTAAATTCAGAATGTATTTGATAAACAACACTACTATTCTTAATATTAGCTAACCGCAATAGTATTTCATAGGGAACAGTTGTTCGTGTATAGTAGGAAACAGGTTGCTTAGTTTGAAAAATCTTTTCGATAGTACCCTTTTGTAAAAGCTTTTGGCTTTCATCAATTAAATAGTGTCTTGCATAATGCTCTTGTTTAATATCTTTTAAAACCTGCGGTTCATTCTTACTAGAAACTCTAGTAATCAGTCTTTTAACGTCTTGACTTAACATAGTATTCAAGTTGCGACTACGGTAAGTATTATTAATATTTAAATTAGAAATTTTTCTCATAAATATGTATATCCTTTATTAGTTTACTAAAATTATTTTAACATAATAAAGGATATGATTTTCACAATATTTTTATAGTAAAGACTCACAACGTAAAGCATAAGTTTTAGTAATTGCTCGTTTTAAATCCCCCGCTGCTAAAGGAATTAAAATTTCTACTGAGTATACTCTATCTTCATCATAAGTTATTGAACATACAGGTGAATCTGAAGATAATTTTTTGATAAATACATCATACGTATTAGAATCACGTGTATCAATAGTCATTAATTAATTAATCTCCTTTGTTGCATTTAAAGCATCTGTTACTACATCTTGAGTAGTATTTAAAGCTTTTTTACTTCTTTTATACTGAACTAAGTCTTCCCAGTTAAAGCCAGTGTATATTTTAGTCAGAACTGAATAAGGAACGTAAGTTACTAAATCCTTTAAATCCATTAAGATCGTCGGAAACAATTGAGTTTCCCCTTGCAAGTCAATAAAAGAAAGATATTGAACAGCCAAACGCACTTTAGCTAAATCGATATTCTCTTGTGTTTGCAAAAAGTGTATTAATTGTTCATTATACATAAAAACACAATAATCTCCCTGTTGATTAACATGGAAAATTAACATTGGATTATACCCTTGTAGTCTACGACAATCAGTGACAGCTTGCTGCCAAAAGCTAGATATTTCAGTACTGTTTAAAAAAACGTGTTCTAATTTAGTTGTCTTATGATCCTTAATTTCATAACTAAAAACATTATTAGAACCTACAGGAAAAAATAAGTCCCCCGTCATTCTAGTTTCATGCTCGGCTCTACTACCACCAGCACCCGAAGACAGGGTTCTTAAAACTCTCTGTCCCGACCATTTAGAAAGTATCTTAGAAATAGCTCTTTCGCGATTACTTCCTTTAACATGAGCACCTTTGCCTCTGCTAGCCAAGATTAGATGACACCTCTCTGGCTGGAGGTTCGTAAGAATCTGGTGAAGACTTAGTAGTTAAAGCAGATTGTAAATACCGAACTAAGAAAGTATTAGTTAAACCGTATTGTCTAGATAAACTAGAACAAGTTGCTAAAATAGAACTTCGTTTTTGTATCTTAGCTATTGTTTTCGGATCAAAAAGAAAAGGATAGCTAGAAACTATTTCATTTAATTTATTATAAAAACAAGTATCCCACTCAATCTCAGCAGCATTCTCCTTTATTTGAGCAGTCATACTATTAGAAAAAGTCTGAAGATCTAAATCTTGTTTTCGCAAGTCAGAAATACAAGTAGCAACTTCAGTATAGAAATCATCATCTAAGCGAGGACTAAGGTTTAACTCCATTAGTAAAGCACTAGGAATTTCTTTTTCAGTACGATCTAATCCGCCTTCAATAAAAGATATTTTATAAAGACTCGGTAATACTAAATGAAACATTTCAGAAACATCTAAAAAACGTTCATCTGCTTGTGCAAGTCCGAGAAAACTAGTTACATTATGTCTAATTTCCGTTGCTAGATCCCTTTTTAGCATTTCACTAGCAGGGGTATCTTTTTTAGCCATTCTTGCAGATATGGTATAGAATTTAGGTTGTCTACCCATATATAAAGCACTATATTGCTCTCGGATAGGTTGAGGATCTTCATTAACGGTTATTTCAGAAAAATCAACTAAGTGCATAGACTTAGCAAAATCTTGATAAGAACTATAAGAATGAATTACAAGTCCTTCAGTACCTTCAAAGATATCCGACTTAATGTTTGCATCAAACTGTGTAGAATTAACTGGCATTAGTATTCTAAATCCTCCTTTGTAATTGGTTCACCTTGAGCTTGTTTTCTAAGTAACTCTAAAAGGGTTTTAGCTTCTTTAACTGCTTTAGAGTCATAGTTATTAGGGTGCTTAATAATATCTTGAGCATGTTCTTCCAACTTCTCTAAAGAGTCGTCTTCTTTCAAATGTAAGTCTTTTACCATTTTAGTTAACTTATCTTGAGCTTTTTTACTGTCTTCTTCGTTATGCTTCATAGCATCTTGCCAATCTTCAGTAGTTACGTTAAGATTATCCTTCATAACTCGTTGGATAGTAACCATAAATTGCATAAAATTAGTTTGTGCATTAGAGACAGGAATATTAAATAAGGTGCAAACGTCAAATAAGGTAGTTAACGAAACGGGTTTATTTAACAATCTTCGATAATAACTAGCATCTTTTTCTTTATCAGAATTATCTATTGGTTTATTCTGATAAGTTTTTAACGCGTTAAGAAGATCTGCTCGTGAAATATAATTATCAGTGACGTACTTAATCGGTTTCTTTGTCATGTACAGTTCCTCCAAGTTTTTTCATAGTAGCTATAAAACCTTGTAGTTCTTTGTCCGTAAGAATCTTTTTATCAACTAAAACTTGTAACATAAAATTAATAAAAGTACTGCTTACATCTGTTACTCCGTCGGTTGCATCATAAAGTCGCTGCAAGGAGTACTCTAGCGCATCATATAAATCATCATATGTAACTACTTCTTTGCCATGAATTTCAACACGTTGATTAATTTTAACATTATTAAGTTCCGCTTGTTTTCTAATACGATAGTAATCCATAAAAGGATAACGCGGCTGGGACAATTTTTAAACCTCCTTATACTTATAACTATTATTAGTTTACAATTTTCTAGGCTTGAGGTCAATAACTAATTTAGCAACCATATAAGATAATTAAAAAAAGCCATTTTACTGGCTTTATAATTATATATATATTTAAATAAATTAATACTCACCGTCTAAGGCTAAAAGAATTAAGTTTCGAAGACTTACATCTACAGTGGCCACTACATCATCACCTGAATGGTATTCAGTTTTCTCACATGGAAAGCCTGAGTCTCTAAGTAACCAATACAACACCTTTATTTGAGCAGGGCTAAATCCAAGATCAGTATTAAAGAATACGTCCATATCATTTATATTCCGCGCATTTATACACTCTAAAAGTTTGGTATTAACATAATGCAACTGTTCAGACGTTAAGGAACCCTCATAAATTAACTTTTGTTTTTTCTCTAGTTCGTCATACGGCATCAATTTATCAATCTTTAAAGCCTGTGAAACACTATCAAGTGCCTGAAAATTATTTTTTTCTATTTCACTAGCTAACTCACGGGCCCGTTTATCGTCAATGTTAACAGTATTAGTTTTAACCTTGTCAATTTTTTTTGTCATAGCTTACTCCTCTGATTTAACTTCATATAAATCTTGTAAATCTACCTTTATGGTCAAAGCCTCATCTCTTTCCATGTGTGTTACACAACACTTATACCCTTCATGTTTAAGAAAGTCATAAAGTGTGAGCATTTGATCATAAGTAAAATCACCGTCCTCCGACAGATGCGTCTGAGAATGCTTATGATCTCTGAACTCAACTTGTAAAGAATGATATTGAACAGCGTCAATAAGCGTATTATTAACCCATTTTAGTTGTTGAGGGCGTAAACCACCTGAAGTCACTATTCTCTTATATTCTTCTTTTAAAGCATTGTAAGGAATTAACTTTGGTTTTCCTAAATAATCAGACAGGGGCATTCCTCCCCACGCGCTAATAACTTTTATAGTACTTTTTTCAGTATTTTCCATAGTTTAATCCTCTGAATTAGCTTCTTCGTATAAATCTAGTAAATTTACCTGTAAAGACACAATTTTACCGTCCTCTTTATCTAATATAAAACAATCATAGCCCTTATCTCTAAGAATTTCATATAAAGACTCAATCTGACCATAAGTAAGCCCTCCGTCCTCAAATACATGACTATTAGAATGTGAATGTTCTGTAAATATAACATCTGAAGCACCATCACAAACAGCATTAATAATTTCATAATTAATCAACTTTATTTGATCTGGAACTAACTCATTTCCTGCGGATACTTTTTTATAAGCTTTTGCTAAAGTACCCTGAGAAATTATATCAGATTTATTTACATAATTAGAAAACGCTCTATATCCCCATAAATTAATAGGGGATACAATATGCTTTTCAGTATTTTCCATAATTTAATTACCTACTTTCTAAAAATTATTTATTACCAATTTTTTAAGCTTTATAAAAATCTTGTAAGTCTACAGTTACATATATAGTATTTTCACTAGTACAACAAGGATTTTCATCTAGACTACAAGAAAAGCCTCTATCTTGTAATAACCAAGCTAATCTTTTAATCTGTACATAACTAAAAGTATCTGGATTATGAGAAGTAGAAAGGTTAGAAAATGATACCTCAGATAAGTGAAGATAAAGTGCTCTCAATAGAGTATGATTAACATAATCAATCTGTTCTTGAGTTAAAGAACCCAAAGACAGCGCTTTTCTTGCGTCCTTTAATCCATAAAAAGAAAATAAACTATGTTCTTGTAAGCTATGAGAAACAAAATCTAAATTAGATGAATCAAAGGACTTAAGGTCATTACTTAGTTCCTTAGCTCGTTGCACCTGTACACCCAGGTTATGTTCAAAAGGCCTATCTTCTCTTTTGATAACACTATTAACATTGTTAACTTCAGTAACTTTATTGTCTTTAATATTTTCCATAGTTTAATTACCTACTTTCTAAAACTTATTATCAAATATCTTTATATAATTCTTTTAAATCATCACAGGAAACTATTTTAGACTTTTGCGAACTTTGTTCAGGACTCGACGTTCTACCATATCTTTTTTTATCCTTAATTAGAGAAACTAACTTAGCTTTTTCTTGTTTAACAAGCTTACTAAAACCATGGTTTTTCCTATCTCTTTGCTTTATATAAGACTTTAAGTTACTCATAATTAATTTTTGTTGTCTTCACTGCCTTTATTTTTAGTCCCTTTAGTATCTTTGTCTGTTCCCTTATTTTCTTTATCACTATCTGGGAAAAACCGTCTAGGAAAATACTTTTCCCAAACGTTACCTTTAGAATCAGTACATTCCTCCACGGTATACACAGGCTTACCAATATCTGTACTTCCCCGAGGCCCATAATCGAAACTTGTACCCAAAAAAGTAGTGTAATAATCAATCTTGCCTGTTTTCAACTTTTCTGGACTTACGTCGTAAGTGTAAACAAGATTTTCTCGCTTATAAACTATAAATTGAAGTTCGGTTGAATGGATCTGATAAACAAATTCATAATAGCAGGAAGTTAGGGCGTCACCATAGACTACCACGTACATTTTTGAATCTTTTTTTGTATACAACTTATGAATACTATCTCTAGGAATCTTCTTGTTGAAATGTTCTGGAACATAGTTTTTACTAATTCTTTTACATACTTCTAAGAAATCATCAAAATTAGATAAATCTACTTTCGTACCCATCTTAAAACTTTCCTTTCTATTTATAATCTGTATAGTCTTTTAAGAACTACACACTAAAAACCATAAAACGTTAAAATACGCAAATTAATTTAGTTCCGCGTAAGGCTCTTTACAAAAATCATGATCATCACTTAAAGAATTACCTAATTTATAAGAAAAACTATAATTATCCATAGAATCCTCTTTAACCCCTAAAGTGGCTCTATAGAAAGGCTCTTCGTCAAAATCTTGTTCTAAAAAAGCATTTTGACGATCTTCATCATCATAGTAACTTATAGAACCATTATAAGCACCATTATTATAAACATTTAAATAGACAACATCTTTATTCTTATCAAGAATAGCTTCAAAAACAAAAGCACCGTGTAGACCAAAGTCATCATTTTCTATTACACACTTATGTTCCCCTTGAACAGTAGTGCCTCCATAAGTTACACAGTTTTTACCAGGATCATCTTCTTGAAATCTTTCTTGATAATATTTCTCAACAGCAGCCTCTGCTATGTGATTAAAGTCATGAAAATCTTCAATTACTATAGCCATAATATTTCACTTCTTTTCCTTATTTTTAGACTTAGATTTTTTCTTAGAACTATGAGAGCTCGAAGTATTATCCTTAACAATAAAACACCCAGCTTTAGATGGTTGCTCCGTAAGAGAAGTAGTAAAATAATCAAGAGTACCCTTTTCCCGTTTAGAACTATTTACGTCAACATGATAAATTGAGTCCTCTGGACTAAAAGCCGATACCTCTAACATTTCTCCCCGTTGGTTAAGAACACATTCAAAATAAATATCTTTATCAAAAGAAAAATCACGTAAAATGGCAACATAATCACTATACCCAGGATCATTATTCGTCCAAAGTACCTTAATATTGTCTAAAGATAAATCTGTCTTAAATTGCTCTTTAACATAGGCTTTAATAACATACTTACATAATTCTAAAAAATCCTCTACGTAAAGTAACTTAAGTTTTACAAACTTTATCATACTGAAACTTCCTCTCACAATAAACTAATCACCAATATAGATAGAAAGATAATAATCTTTCATATCCTTATCACTAATTATGTTACCATATTTATTGTGAAAGTTGAACCTTTTTCTGGCTTTTTTCCATGGAGGTTCTTTATGAGTTAATGCGATTAATTCATCTGCACATCTGTTCCCGTAAGTAGCCCAAACAGAATTTAATAAGTCTTCCACAACTGGATTATTAATTTCCTCAACATAATCTTTCTTTTGCGGAATTTCAGTATAACTATAGTCAGAATATTTTTCTAAAAGGTTGTTTGATACAGCACCCGAACTTTGTGCCACAAACTCAGTACTAATAAGCGGTTTTTTTAATAAAGCATTACTCCACCCTTGTGCATAATAAGTTAATTCTTGAAGTTTTGGTAACGTCATAGCTTCATGTGCTAAAAACCAATCTGAAATCTGAACAACAGTATACATACTAGCATCTCCTTAAATTAGGTTAAGAAACTATAAATCATTTTTCAATTCATACCAAGCCAGCGACAAAAGATCCGCTGTTTCTGGATCGTGTCGAGTAATACATTCATAATTCTTAGCTAATTCAATAGCCCTACTATCAGAAACGTTTTCAAAAACAATAGGACTAGCACTTTTTGGATATTTACTATGAAGTTCCTTTAAAAGAGAACCTTCAGTAATTTCATCTTCAGCTATCCTAAATTCATCATCAAATAACTGTTTTCCATACCGTTTAAAGTAAACTCCTTGTGCAAAGTACATTAGTAAATTTAGTTGACCCACAGTAATCGGTTCTACGTCTTCTTCCATACGTAACTTCACCCTACTAAGAGCAATGAACCAATCTGCAATCTGTTGACTACTATACATAAGTACCTCCCAGTATTAATTTTCAGTTAGTAAAAACATTCTAATACACGTTCCTAATAACGATATTGAATAAACCAACGTATAAATAACTAAAAAGGTGTCTATCAAAGAAAGAACTAAAAAAATCCAATATTTATGAAGAAATAACCCTACAGTAAGAAGATAAATAATAAAGTAAGTAACAATTAGTAAAAGAATAGTTAAACCTACTAAGGCTGCAATATAATAAAAAGAAAATATTAAATCTACTAAGTACTCAGATTTATTATTAATATTAATTGCTTTTAAGATTTCACTTTTAGACAATAACCTTAAAAAGACTGCAAAAGTAATACCTAAAAAAATTAATAGCCCTATTTCTGAAGGTATTAAGATTTTAATTAAATCTACAAAAGGCAAAGCAGTAAACACTTTGCTATTCAGATTAAAGTAAACAAAAGACTCAAGAACTACTAATAATAAAGCTACTGAAGCCGAAAAATTACCTATTCTGTTAGTAAAGAAAAATTTATAAATATTCTTTGGATAAAACATATGAAGTAAGTTTTGATCCTTTAACTTTAACTGTTTATATAAAGAAAAGAACCGTTGATCTTCAACATCATAAAAATCACTTAGTTTCAAATAATTCACCACCCTTTTTATATGATTTAATTTCTAAAAGTTTCTTAGCCTGTAAAATATTATCAGCAAAATTCTCTGGAGTAAGATGTGACCCAGTAAGATTATATTCATTTAACCATTCATCAAGTAAATCTGAATATTCTTTTAAAAGAAAATCTACGGATTTTATATCTAATCCTCTATTTATTAAAGTGTTTTTAACTTCTTGTATTGAGCTGTTCCTTATTTCATCTACCATTTACCACACCCCTTACTTTTCATTAAACTAATACAAATCCTTAGTACTTTGTCGCTGCTGCCATAATCCACGTAAAGCCTTAAATATTTGAACCAAGTACGAGGCTAATAAACCAATAACAAAACCAAAAACGGAAAACCACACAGATGCAAGTAAAATACTATTATCACGAAGAAAAAAGCCTATCATAGCAATAATAGCCAGCAGAACTTGAAAAGCACTTGCTAAAAAGAAACTCTCTGCTAGCTTTACATCTAGGAATAGGCTTTGGAACAATTTATTTTTATTAAGCATTTTACTAACAAAGTTAGATACTTCAGAAATGCAAACCATACTAATAACTATTACTAGATCGATTAATAAAATATCATTTGTAATAGTTACCTTAAAACAAAAAAAGTTTAGAATTCCCAAGAGAACCCCAAACAAATAAGTAAATTTATGCCTTAAAATAAAATCCATCAGCCCGCACCTCTTTATAAATGCTAACAGGTTTTGTAGGACTCGAACCCACATCAACGGCTTTGGAGGCCGCAATTCTACCAATTGAACTAAAAACCTATAAAGCAGGACAGAGTCCTTGACCTGCTATGCTCCAATACTAGGTTCGGCAAACACTAGTATACGTGATTTACTCCTGGGTAGGAAACCAACGATAAAGGAGATTAAATGCCGAAAATAGACTCTTTATTTAAGTACACGATTGGCATACTTTGGGGAGACTAAGTCTCCCTAGTTCTGCAAAAGGCTTTAATGGAAACTCAGAACCTTACTGAATCACTTAGGCGTCCCTAATTAAATACAGAGTTTTTATTATCTACCCTAAAGGTACCTTAAAGTAGATAACGCCCCCAAAACGTGAAGACTTTTCAAGCTAAAATTAGTATACCATACTTCATAAAGCTATTTCAATAAGATTTCAAAAAATAACTAATTTACTAGGCAATAGTCAATACATTTGACAAAGATTTAATAAAACCGAAAAAATTAGGTGTACTAATAAGAATTTTTTTAACCTCGGGCGTAAACATGTACTCTACACTAAAAGTTTTAGGTTCTAGCTTTGTCCTAGGTATTGCATCTATAGGAACAAGCTTAGGAGGTATAATTTCTTTGTGTACCCAAGCTAACTCTATCAGATCAAACTCCGACCAAAGTGCGTTGGTAAATTTTTCAAAGTCAAGACAGATTACACCGTTCTGCTTCTCTTCAGCAGTTAATAAAGAATCACTGCCTTTCAAAACTAAAGAATCTAGTTTTACAGATGTATACTCTAGTAAAACTCTAAACCTCTTTTTCATCTTAAAATATTGACCCTGTTTAGAATTTTTAACACAAGTCTTTTTAAGCGAGTTTAATAAAACTTTAAAACTCCACTTTAAGCCTGCATTAAAATCAGAGAATAAAGCTGGTTCTCCACTAGGACACCAAGTACCATCTAACCAATAACAAGTGTAAATATATTTATCATTCTCCATCTATCGTAAAATCTCCATCAACAAAATCAACAGTAAGTTCAGGAACTTGTTCTAAAGGTTGAATACACCCAATATGATCTGGGGTAGCATATGCAAGCTCTTTTCCATCTTTACCCCAGTACTCAGAAAGATAACAATCACTCATAGTGTTATGAACAAAGTTAATCACAGTAAAGTAAATATCCTGATCCCAACTATTATTGATACAATATTGTACAAGGGAGTCATAAAATTTATTATAGTTAACAAAAGCAAAATCAACAGATACACCAAACAACTTCCCACGAATAGGTTCTTTCGGAAAAATTATAGATTGATAATCTTCACCCATAATTGCTTTAGAAAATTTATCAATAACTATTCCAAAATGAAGTTCCGAGTATTCTTTTTCAGGAACAGATCGATAGGAACTAAAACAAGGCGCATAAAATTTAATTTCTCGTAATATTTGTAAGACAGCCCGCTTAACAGCACTAGCCTTATTAGGATAAATTTCAGTATAATCATAGCGTTCCGTATCCTCTTCAGGATAACGAGTTGTCGCTGTAAAGAGCCACTTCCCATTTTCTTTAGTACCCATAATAAATCCTCCTTAACTATAATTGAATTTCTTTTAAAGCTTCTTTACTATAACCCCAATACTCTTTTTCAAAATTAAAGTTTAAAAACTTTAAAGTTAAAATTAAAGATACGGCGTCATTTTGTAAATGAAATCTTAATAAAAATGAACCTTCCATTTCTTCATCATTAGATAAAAGAAACTCCGCTTGATACTTCGTTTTCAAAACACAGAAACTATCCGAGCTCATATTCTTGTAAGAGAACAAATAGAAATTTTGAAAGTAATCTGTATCTTGCTGCTTAGTTTTAGCAGGTAACTGATAAGTAAATTTAAAGCCTCGAGAAATTTCTAAAGAGTCTAAACTATTTAAAGAATTAGTAAAAACTAACTGATTAGCCTTATTTTCTTCGTTTGAGGTAATTTCATAGGCATAGCAGTATAATAACCCTAAGGATATTAAAAAGCTAACTGTGTCCAAAATATCGGGCGTGACGTCCACATTTAAAAACATGTTACTAAATTTATATAAAGAAGTAACACCTTTACCATATAAAATATTTACGGTATACGTTTGACCACTTAATTGATATAACTGAAGTTGAACTACTAATAACTCAGTTCCACCAATATCTAATTCTTTACAATACATTTGTGACTTAACATTAACACCGTCGGTAATTAAAGTTGAATCCGCGGTATTAGAAACTTCAAAATATTTATCTAAAGCCTGCAAAGAATAAAAATCAATCGTATTAGCAAAAGGTGTATACAGTGGATAAGTTTCAAAGCTTAGTTGCGGTAATTGTAAAGACTTATGCATAAATAAATCTACATAATTTAAGTGCTGGTAAAAACCCATAGTTCCTACCATTACTGCATCAATAGCTTTATAACTATCATTAGAAAAAGGAGTTGTATCGTCAAAAGAGTATTTCTTTAAAAAATCTACCGTTTTGATTTTATCCTTTTTAGTAAATTTAATTGCCATTCTACTTTTTCTCCTACTTAAGTTACACTAAAGAATCCTCTACTAACTGTCCTCTTTGGGCTCTTAAAAAGTCTGTCCAATTATCAGAAAGGTTAGCAACATAAGTTTTACTGTAACCCATTTTTATTAGTAAATCAAAGTACTGAGGTAATTTATCCTGTTTTGGGATAATCAAATGATAGGAAATCCCTAAATCATGAAAATATTTCTCAGTATTATAATCATAAGTTGCAATTAGAATATCAATGCTATTCTCTTTTGCAAACTTTAATTTATTGGTCATATAAGTAGACAAGGACTCCTTGTTACGAGAACGTCCACCAATATATTCCACATAAGTATCTACCACATAAATCTGCTTACTGGAAGCAACTTTCTTTAGATGACGTTCATAAATATGCTCCAGTGCTGGAAACGTTAAATAAACCTCCATTTTTATTCCCCCTAACTTATTTATGATTTTAGTATACCACTTAACTAGAAATTGTCAACAACATTTTAAAATAAAAGGTAAAGAATTTACCTTTACCTGCTATTAAGAAGCTAATTTTGTGTATTGTTCCGTGTGCTTATCAAATAATTTTAAGTATTCTGCTTTTGAAAGTAAGCCTAAAGAATACATACGGCGTTCAATTGTATCTAAAACAGTTAAGCGATCCTTTTTACTATTAACAAAGTCTAAACTATTCATATCAATAGTTACCATTGGGGACTGAGAATAACTTTTTGACCATGCACGATAAGTTTCCCAAACTGATTTATAATAAGCAATTAAAGTCTTATCTTTACGAACATCTTCCATTTCACGTCCTCGTAACTGGATATGCTCTAACATCTTCTCAAAGCTAATATCTAAATAAATTACTAAGTCAGGAAAACTATTAAAGGGTCGGCTAGCAACATTAGACTGCATACGTTGCAATAACCCTACATAAACATCATACTCTTCTTGCGGGAACTCACCTTGCTTATAAAGGTTATGTGCCATTAAAGAATCTGACAATAAAGAACTATCATAAACCGTGTTACGCATTCCTTGTTCGGCCAAAGTTATACCCTCCAGCAATTGTCCATAGCGATAATTTAAAAAAGCAATCTGTAAAGCAAAAGAATATCGGGAACGGCTTTCTTTAGAATGAGCATAAAATTTCTTTAACATAGGCATATCTTCCACATGTTCATAGAAAGCTTTAGTTCCTAAATCCTCCGACAAAATTTTAGTAAGGCTGGATTTTCCAGCGGCAATGGCTGCATTAACATAGATCATATCTTAACTGTTCCTTTCTTAATCAAACTAATAATATAATAACATAATTAAGAGTTGCAAAGAATGAAATTTTTTTAAGATATTTTTAGAAACCGCTCTAGATTAACTAACTAAGCCATTATTACATTTTAGTTACAAAATTACTCTAAAATAAAATCTAAGCTAGTCGCTAAGTCTGTTACTGGCTTTGCTTGTTTAATTAACTGATAAGACTTATCTCTACCTAAGTCATTAGCATCTTGCGGACTATGATTATTAACTAAATATAATTTTTCCTTAGAAATACCCTTTTCAACCATACGTTTAGCTAATTGTAATTGAACTGAACGTGCATCTGAATCTAAGAATAAATAATACCTATTAATTAAACGAGACTTCGCTTTTAATAGTCCTAATTGCTTGTCTGTGACGTTTTTACCAAAGGTAGCTAATCCTATCCACTGAGGAGGTAAATTAACCGTGAGGGCGTTAAATACACCCTCACAGAGAATGATAGTACTTCCTTGTACTACTTGATTTAAATTATAGATTACATCTTTACGCGAGTACTCGTGAGAGTTTCCTGGAGCATTTATTGACTTAATAAAAGGATTAGGTTCAATAGAACGGCTATTCCAGTAAATTAAAGTCCCTTGATCATCAAAAGTCGGAAAAATAATACTTTGCTTTAAAGTTAAAGTTTGACCATCTTTACCTGTAAAAGTACCCGCAATTACATAACCAATACATTGTTGATAGATCTGTTCTAAAGATATCCCCCGCTTTTTTAAATAAGCAAAATACGGAAAAGCATTGGGATTATTAAAATTATCTTTTAGCCACTGAGTATTAGTCGGTAAGTTTGGAGCTTGCAGTTGGGTAGGAACTGCAGAAACGGGTGTAAATACCTGCACTACTTTATCATATAAGGATTGTTCCTCGTCATTATCTTCTTGAGTATAATCTACTTGAAAAGAACTAAAATCATCTTCCAAGTAAGAAATAGCTTCTCTAAAAGAAAAACCACCTAAATTCATTACCAGCTGCACTATATTACCTTTGTTCTCACAGTTATAACAAATGTATAACCCTTTATCCTTACTGATATAAAACTTAATCTTTTCTCCATGACAAAAAGGGCATTCATAACGATATTCTGTATCCGTTTCTGAATACGGTTCTTCACCCGCTAAGTCTAACAGAATCGTTTGAATATCATCACTATTTACCCTTATGTTCATATTATCTACCTCGATACGCTTTATCCATTAAGTGAGTTAATCGTAAAGCTGCTCCCATCTTAATATGTACTCTTAAATCTTCATCACTAGCAAACTTATAAAGTAACTGACAAAAATTCTCTGGATACTTCGGTATAGTTGCCAGCTTAGAATGCTTGTGCGTTGCTATGTATTTCAAATATCTTGTATAGCATTCTTCTTGAATAGTATCAATTGTTTCAAAGATGAACTGAAAATTTCTAGCAATATCTTCTTGAGTAATATCTTTTGAAAGTGGAGTAGTAATATTGCCATGAGAAAACTCAATTAAGTCTGCACAAATAGCCATGTTATCTTCATAAATCATATTAGGTATCTTTTTTCCGTTCCTATAACGATAACTATACGCTCTTCCTGTTAAATAGTCTACCCAGTCACTTAATAAATAATTAGAATTGCGGATCAATTTCTTTTTCTTTCGGGGCGTATGTGTTAAACATTCTAATACAAAATCCCCTAATTCATCATCAAAAATCCAATCATAATAAAAATATAATGGATACCAATATAAAACATTTTCAACAGATAACGCGACGGTTGCAGTGTCTGCACCAAACTCTATGTACGGAGACGAACGCTCCTTAACATTTACTACTTTCTGGCGGTGAATCCGCATTGCGGTTAATTTTACAATCCGTCCCTTAAATTTAGTGTTAGAACCCTTAAGTAACTTTCTAACACGGTCGTACGGAACCAAAGCTTTATCCAATTGTAGATAAACCTCCCTCTTTATCAACTGTAACTACATTTTCAAATAATTCTTTTAATTCTTGATTATGTGAAATAACAAACACGCTAGAAACATTCTTTACCCGTTCTTTGAGTAATAGCATCACCCTTTGAATACCAACTTCATCTAAACCATCAAAGATTTCATCATAACCAATTAAGTTAGTTCTAGTTGCACTTTTACTCATTACATAATCTTGTAAGGCTAAAGAAATAGCTAAATCAATTCTTTTCTTTTCCCCAGTAGAATTTAAAATATAATCATTACCACCATTTAAATTCTGAATTTCAATATTTAACTTCTCAGACTTATTACCATTCTTTGCCTCAGTTTGAGGATTAATCTTAACTGAAATAGAGTTATCAGTTAATTGTGAAAGATAATAATTAGCTTGCTGGTTTAAATAAGGCATTACTAAGTCTAATACATGTGAAACCACACCTGAATCTGAATAAATTTTAGTAGTATCAGTTAATTTATTTATTTGATCTTCCAACTCTGCTACTTGTACTTCATTCTGTTCTAACTTGTCTTTAGTAGCTGCAATTTCTTTATCAGTAACTTGATATAAATCAGGTTTCTTTGGTGGATTTTCATATTCTGACTTAGCTAATTCTACAGCTTGTTTTGCTGCAAGAACCTTTTGCTTAGCAGCAGCCTCTAGAGTTATCTGTTGTGAATAGTAAGACTGTTTCTTAATAGCATTTTGAACACCATCTAAAGATTGTTGTGCCTTAACCGCTTGCGGCTGTAAGGTTTGCAACTGTTTTTGCAAAGTCTGCAATTGTTCTTGAATAGTAGTAACTTGAGTTTCTTCTTGTCGATAAGTCGAAACTAAATTTAAGATTTCTTTTTGATAATGTTCTTTATTCATTACCGCCCCGCAAGTAGGACAAATAGGCATTTTCTGAGTTTGAAAAGTGGTAAACTGTTGTGCCGAAGCCTGCACTGCTTGCTGGTGGGTTTGTAATTCTCTTTGCTGGTTAGCAATCTGATTTTGTAAATTAGTCAATTTAACTAAGACTTCTTGATTTTGCTTACGACTTTCGGCTTCATCAAGTAAGGCTTGCTTAATTGCAGCTAAAGACTGCTTATAAGCAGGTAATTTTTGTTCCCACTCTTGTTTTTGATAATCAGCAACGGTTGCTTCATAACTTGATTTTGCTGTATTATAACGTTCTTCAATAGAATTTAAACGTTCTTGATAAGCCTGTAAAGCCTGCTGGTTACTTTCTTCTCTAGTCTGAAAGAATTGTAAGTTTTGCTTAATACTAGCTTGTGTTAACTTCAAAGTATTTAACTTTTCTTGACTATTTCTTAAGTCTTCTTTAGCAATAACTTGCGCCTGCTTATAAATAGAAATATTAGCAATATCTTCCAATAAGCGCTTTTTATCTTTATCACTAGCATTAGTAAACTTAATTTTACCGCCTAAACCAAAGAGAATAGAATTTAAAAAGGTATCCTCAGAGATCCCTAATAACGTTTCTAAATATTCATTAGTTTTACGAACACTAGCTTGTGTGATATCTTTGCCATTCTCATATAATAAAACTTTGTTCTTATACTTGCTATCCTTACGGTAACGAATAACTTCATAATCTACCTCATTAAGACTAAACGTTAGAGACACTTGCATATTCTTTTTAGTCTTATTGTTAACAATATCGTCCCCTGACTTCCCATCTGGGAGCACTCCGTATAAAGCATAAGGTATAGCAGATAGCAAACTACTCTTACCGCTACCATTAGAATGAAAACCACTAGCGTCTTCATTATTACCATCAACTAATACTAAGCCACGCTTATCTAGCGTTAAAGTTTGTAATTTATCACCAAAGACTAAAAAATTCTTCACACTTAGCTGTTTAAATTCCATGAGGTATTTCACCTAACTTATGGGGAGGATATCGTAAATAAAACTCCCAGTTTACTAAAGAGTCAATAAACTGATTAAAATTATCAGAAATATCTTTTCGAACTTGTGACTTTGCAGGTAGAAAATAGTAACCCAATATATAATGAATTAAGATATCATTAATTGATAGCCCTTCAGAACCAACTAGGTCAAGACTGTATAATTCAAAGCCAGTACTCTCTAACCACTTACAAATCGAAGATGGTAAAGCATTTTCAAAAGTATGTCTAATAATAATTACATTAGAGTCTAAAGAATTTTCCGCAGGTAATAATTTTTTCTTACTCGCATAATAGCCTAGGACTTCATATAAATTATAAACATCATTATCTTTAGTTTTCGTTTTAAGATTCACTTTTTCGGTATTTGATTCCACAATAATCATAAACACAGCTCCATTAAATAAAATAGCCTAGGCGTATTTTCTCTACTATATTATATTATACACAAAATTAACTTTTAAGCAATAGTTTGTTCGGCTTTATTTAACACAGCTAGTGCAGTATCTTTCGCATCTGGATAGTACTTATCCGCGTACTGAGTAACAATCTGAGTCTCTGTATCCGTAGCTTTTAGTCCTAAACGATTTTCGGTTTTTACGTCCTCTTTTAAGGCTACTGCTACATTATTGTTCTCAGAATCTGATAACTTAGTTTGCAGTTGTTTTGCTTCTTGAGAATCATGAGTAATTAAACGAACATAATACTCTGTACATAATTGATCTAGTTCTGCCTTTGAAAGCTCTTTATAATCTGGTAACGCTAAATCAACAGTCTTAAACTGCTTACTCTCAATTGGAAAAAAAGTATCTCGTAAGGACTTTTTTTGAGTATCGTAACTAATTACATCTGCACCTTTTAATTGACCTTCGTCTGCAAAACTTTTTTGACTAGTAGAACCCACATATAAAATTTTATTTAATTCAGGTAATTGGTTTGGGTCAACTAAACCTTGACGATTATGGTAATGTCCTAAAAATACTTTATCAAAGAAATCTGGATATAAGTCCCCTACTCCAAACGCTCCGCCTAAACGGTGAGTATATAAACCACCATCTGTAGCACCGTCTACACCGATATGTGCAAACAAAATATTTAAGGCTTGAGACTCTTCTTTTAATTGAGTAACCATCTTCGCCAATTCTGATTTTAACCACGGTACATCTTCAGAATAGGGTAAAAAGACTAAATTAATTTTAGGGTTATTTAAAGTAATAATTTGAGGTTCACTAATTACTTGTAACTTAGTTGTTCTCGTTGAATTAATCCCTGTTAACCACGTTAAAGAATTCTCAGGTATACGGCTATTATCAATCTGATCATGATTACCTGCTAGTAAATAAATCTTACATTGAGAAGCTAGTTGTGCCACTTTGTCTTTAAATAATTCTTGTACTCGATTAAGAATTCTAATATCTAAACTGCCACGCTTATCAAATAAATCCCCGACACAAACTACATTAGTTTTTTTCTTAATGGCTAAGTCTAATACTTGTGCAACTACATCAATACTAGCTTGACTTCGATCATTTAAATTAGAACCTGCTACTGGTTGAGCAAAGTTATTATAAATTCCTATATGAGAATCTGAAAAGATAGTAAATAATTCTTTGGTCGTCATTATATTCAGCCCCTAATCACCAAAGCTTTTAAACTGGCTATTTAAAGTGTTAGCCAGTTCTTGATTTTGTCTAAAGGTTTGTTCTTTTTTAGCTTGATACTGTTGTTTACGACGGTTCTTTTCCGCCGTTTCCCCTGAATTTAGTAAATCCTGGTGTTGTTGATACTCTAAAGAAGTTTCATCTGTTAATTCAATAGTTGCAGGATTATATTTAAAATAAAGAGTATCACCCATAAAACTGTCACGGTTACGGTTCTTATCAATATAGAATCTAATAAAACCCTTTTCGTATTCTTCATGAGTTCGATTAAGTGTACAGACAAACTCACAAGTATTTAATTTTCGTTTCGAACCTTCAATAGCTTCAGCAGTCTTTAAATTCTGTTGTGAATACGTAGTTCTATTTAACTGAGATGCTGTCCATAATAAGACTTCATTAGCTTGTGCAAACCTTCGTAAGTCTTCAAATAGTCTACCCCCGTCTTGTGACTCATTATCAGTAGCATGGGGGTTTAGTAATAAATCAGGATAATCAATAATAACTACATCATATTTCAATTGTTGCTGGCGTTCTTTAGCTAATAACAAAGATTGTAATTGTGCCAGGGTAAATACATGGGGGGATTTTGAAAGTAATTCTAAATTACCTAAATTAATGGACTGTTTTATGGTAGAATAGGTTTTTTGAAGAGTAGGTACATAATCTGCTTTTAGATAACCTTCACTAGTTAAGAAAAACTTAGTTGGTTGTCTTAAGAAGATTTTTTCAAATCTTAATAAAGAACGAGACTTTAATTCTTCCAAAGAAACAAAGAAAACGTTATAGCCTTGTCTAGTATAGTTAACTGCTAGATTAGATAAGGTAGTCGTTTTACCGTAACCTGTAGCAGCAGCAATCATACCTAATTCTCCGCGGGCTAAACCACCATCTGTTGCATCATCAAAGCCTTGTAAACCACTAGGTAGTTTAACCGTAGAAAACTCTTTATAGATTTTAGCTTTTTCTTCAAAGTCATCGTAAACAGAAATTGTATCGTTGCCACGACCAACAATATCTAAAGTTTCAATATGATCAATTCTATCTTTTAAATGAGTTGTTAAGTCGTACTCGGTATCTTTAGTAGCTTTACCTGCTTCTTCAATGACTACTTGTTTAGTTAATGTACTTTTCACATATTGAGTAAGCTGGTCAGTGACTTCGTCGGTATCATCTATATCTGAATTATCTAAGTCATCTATAAAATGATAGTAAGCAACTTCATCTTCACTACTTAAGTTAGCACGGTTTAACTTACGGTCACGATCAAACTGTTCTTCCAGTTTCGACTTTAGAGCCACTTTTGTAATTGGTTCCTGGTGTACTTCATAATAACGCACTAACTGTAAAGCCACCGCTTGATACATTGGTTTAGAGAATAGACTAGCAATACCTTTGGCAATAACCTCAGTAGAAAGATAAGCACTATTATAGGCGCGCAATAATAGTTGCCGTTGCAATACATCATTTTCCATAATAAGACAGCCCCTTAATTCTGATACTTCTTTTTAAACTTAGTTAAATTGAGATAACCCTTTTTTGTTAAAATCTCATTATCTTGTATTTGATCTGTTCTTTGTGTTGCTAAAATTGTCTGTAATAACCAATTAACTAGTTTATCAACATTAAACAAATAATACCAGTGATTTTTTAAATATAATGGCATCTTAGATTTAATAAAAGTATGATCTTTTTGTGAAGCCACTTGTAAATTATGTTGACCAAACAGAAATGAATAACCTGTAATGGGTTGACTAAGACAATTGTTAAAATTAAACAACCACTTATTACTGAGTAAAAAACCCTTATCTAATAAATACATTAATGGTAAATCATCAATACCCCACAATAAAGCCGAAAAATTAAGTAAGGACTCTGTATCTTTAGTCTGCTGTACATAATTTAAATAACTTTGGCAAAAAGTAATATCCACTGCATTATCTAAATACTGATTAGATTGCTTCACTGAGTTTTTTAATTGACCCATACTAGCAAAGCTACCCACATAAGAAAGGTACTTTTGCTTACTTTCTTGCACCACTTGCTGTATCTTCAAGCCTAAATGAAAATTTTTGAAAAAATAGTTTGAAAATTTTATTGTGTAATTTTCGGCGTAATATATGCTATAATGAGATTGATTGTTAAACTTTTCATAATATAACTTGTCGTACATATAAGCATTGCGATAAATAGAATAACAATCTTGTAAGTTTCTCGGTTCTAAAGGCTGCATTAATTTTAAAGAATTTCTAGATACATATAATTGATAGGAAAATAAGGTAGCTAAATAATAAGTTGGATTAATTCCACTAAGCCGACAAAAAGAATACAACTTAATAAAAGTCGTTAAGTCTGAAGAACCAAACGCCTTCTCTACAGCACAAAAAGACTTTTGTATTTCTGTATTATAACCGTGGTGCTTATTATAGAAATCTTGTTGTTGAAACAGAAAACTATAGGTATCAAAAACTAAGGCTAGTAAATAACCGCCTAGAGAAGATCCTTTTGGATACTTATTTATCTGATCATACGTTTCAAACTTATGTAACGAGAGATCGCCTGAATTTAAAGAATGAAGTACTTCTTTTCTACTTTGGTATTTCATAATAAATAAAAAGATAAGGCGACAAAGAAAATCTTTGCTTACCTTATCTTACAGCCCCCTTAAATATCAATAGTATCTAAGAGATATTATAACGTACTTTAGTAATTTAGAAAAGAATTTTTTTATTGCTTTGGAATTTTATTAACCACGTCGGAGGGCTTTTCATTAACATTGCCTTTAAGTACTCCAGCCGAAGTAGCACCTAAAACGGCTTTATCATTAGCCTTTGGTTCTTCTTTTGCAACTACTTCCTTGTCAACTTCTTTGTCATTAGTACTATCTTTTTGAGACGTATCATTATGACTTAAACCCCAATTATAAGCAGTATCAAAAGTAGTAGTAAGCTCCGCGTAGGCTCTCTCGATTTCATTATCCAGCCAGGAAACATTAATGTTCTTATACCCGTGACTATTTAACTGCTTTTGCGCCCAGTCAAGTGCATATTGTTTACGTTGCTCGCCTGTTAAACCACTTTCTTGACTAGCAGCAGTATAGGCGTTCTTAGCAGCTTCCCGATAGTTTTGAAAATTGTAATAAGTTTTTCTTCCACTGGGTGTACGAGAGAGGTAAAATCCAGCAAAGGCTGCTACCACCTCTAATATAATAAAAAATACTACTGCAACTATTTCAACAATATTTAAAACATTAAGCATACTAATTAACCCCTCATAATCTTATGTATAAGATTTTTTTATTCTATCGAGCAGGTACTAATTTCTTCGAAGTCTTTTTCTTCTTCTTTTTCTTAGTACCCGCCGATTTTAAACTATAACTTCCAGGAAAGTATCTCATAGAATACTCTAACAATTCTTGATACTCGTCTTGAGTAATTAAACCCGCCTCTACAAAAGTATTTAATTGATCTTGATTGTACATACGCCAACCATCAAAAGTAATAAATAACGGACGAAACATGAAACTATGTTCTGCTTGTTCTGCCATATAATTCACTTCTCTTTCTTACATAACACACAAACTAAACTATTAATTAAACTAACTACTTATTTTCTAAAGCAGTTATTCTATTAGATAAGTTCGAAATCAAAACTTGCTGTGAAGATACTAAAGACATTACACTAGTAAACATTGACTCAACATTAGAAACACTATTAGCATTTTGAGTAACTTTTTGACTAACTTTATCTAAATCTTTCTTACCTTGATTAATATCAATAGTGTTATTAGCGGTTTGTAAAAAACTAGCTTGAATAACATCTTTAGCTTCATCAAAGTTACTTAAACCAGTTTCTTTATAAACTAAACGTTTTTCGGAGTCAATCTTATACAAAGGCGTTAAATCCAAATTCATCAAAGGATCCATAGTAACTTCATACCAGCCGTCTTTTGGATTACATTCCCCATAAACTGTAGCATAACCACCATCTGGATAGCCATCTTTATCTACATGTACTGCAATTTTTGTCACTATTTCACCCCCTTTCTTTATTAAACTGCCTTAGCTGTATTAGCATTAGCTTGATTAGGAGTTGAAGGAGTTTCTGGTGTAGTTGAAGTACCTTGTTCTGCATTAGCTTGATTATTAGCTACTGGCGCACTAGAATTAATTCCTACAATTTCATCATAATCTTCTTGAGTAATTGAATAAGGTATATATACTTTTAACTCCTCGGCATCAATGATTTTCCAATCTTGATAATAAATTTTTAAAGTTCGAAATAAAGGCCCGTGCTTTCTTTCATCTACCATTACTTACTATCTCCTTTTAAAGTATCCACTTGCTTTTTCAAAGCGGTTATTTGAGCTTGTAAACCAACAAGTAACTGAGAATGCGCGTTAACTAAATCTGTTACATCTTTATTTACTTGCTGGGATTGAGCAACAGACTGTACCATTGCATTTTGAGCAGTAGTCGCATCTAAAGAAATCTGTTGCTGTTGAGTCACCACCTTTTTAATGCCACTTATATCTTCTCGTGCCGTATCCAAGTTAGTTTTCCCACTATCCTTAAGCACCAAACAACCGTCTACAATCTGATAATTAGCTACCAAATCCAAATTCATCAAAGGATCCATAGTAACTTCGTACCAGCCGTCTTTTGGATCACATTTTCCATAAGTTGTAGCATAACCACCATCTGGATAGCCATCTTTATCTACATGTACTGCAACCTTTGTCATTCTTTCACCTCCTTTCTTGTGCTAAACTCTATATGTTACGACTTTATCTATAGCAAACAAAGCTATAAAGGCTAGTTGAGTTGTATTTACATCTTGAGGAGTAGTCCAAGAAAGTCTAATAAGCCAATTGCTAAGAAAATTGGAAATATTCTCTGTATAACCTACTTCTAAACCACCGTATAAACTGAAACTAGTATAATCTTCTATAATAATATACATAGACAAATAACGCTTATCTACTCCATCAGAAGGCATTTGAAAATAAGGAGAATTCTTTGTATAATTTATTACCCCCTTTGGATCATTAAATTGATCTTTAGTCATCTTATAGAAATAAGAACTACTAAATTTAGAGGAATAACTAGAGTCCATAACTGGAGAATAACCTGAAAAAAATCCATTATCTAATAAATCTAACTTATAACCATTCATTAATCGTTCTTTAGGTATAATTAACCAATCATCAGTAGCAGGTTGTCCGTATTCATCTATTTTAGAAAGATTCAAAAAAGTCCTTACAGGAACAGTTCCTCGATCTAACGGAATAAAGTACTGCGGAGTGTAATCATTCCCACTCTGAACAGCGTGTCCTCCTCCAAGAGCCTTGTATGCAGAAAAAGAACCATCATAAATATCACTATTACTCGTACTACTACCAGTTGGAGCATACCTATTTAATAAATAAGGAGCAACAAAATGAATCTTTATTCCCGACCCCACATTAGAAAATCCAGGATTGACTTTTTCTAACTGAATCTTACGACCTGATTTAAAAGTTCCCATAACTCCATGCTGCCAGCCCTGCCAAAGCATCGTTCCATTAGGTAATTCTGAGTCAGTAAAAGAAGGTTTCTCCACTGCATAATTTCTAATAAAAACAATTTTAGGGGAATAAATAGCTCCATTATTTTTTCCACTAACAGAATCCAGTGCATAGCCATCTGTAGTATTGACAACAAAAGAAATTGAACTCTTATTAGTTTTAGGCGTAGTCTGAATAGTATAAGAAATTTTTACAAGTGGGGCTAAAGCAGTTTTTGCAACCGACAAACCCTCACCAATCCCACTTAAGGGTATTTCAAAAGTATCAGAATCCTTACTAAAACTTTCATTCTTAATGGAAACAGGAATAGGTACTGTACATACATATTTACCAGCTTGCGGTTCATTACTCAAAGAACTAACTAAAGGTAACTCCGTATAATCTTCAGCTAAAACACCATTAGTCATTACTCTCTTTTCCATAACAATTAAAAATTGCAACCCTTGAATAGTAGAATCTGTATTAGAATAATCAAGCTTAGTTATACTAGAGTCATCACGACCAGTCATTTCTGGTACACGACCCGACCATAATTGGACTCTTTTTGTATAATTCAACCCTGGATCAATATTTACCCCTGAATTAGGAATTTTAATAGGATCTTCTATCAAATCAGAACGTTTAATATTAACAAAATTTTGATAATTCTTTTCAGGTGCATAAGACTTTAAAATTGTTCCTGCATCTGTAACTAAATTAACCCCGAAGGCGGAATTATCAATAACAGTTCGAGAAACATTAGACAAGTCGTTATTATCATTGTTCCAACTAGCACCGTTATTTATTGAGATAAAACTTCGCTTTACCGTATTTTCTAAAGTATCGTCTACTTTAACTTTTCCCGAAGAAATTAAATCAGTAATATTTTTTGAAATATTATCTGGAGTAACTGCTGCTAAGGCTTTGTCAGCATCTGTTTGTGCAGCATCTGCTTTAGTTTGTACATCACCAACAGTTTTTTTAATATTGTCTATAGCATTATTCACAGACTCTAATATGGGGTCAAGATCCACCATGCTATCTTGTTTATCTGCTAACAAAGTTAAGTTCTGCTTAACACTTTTA